AAGAGGCCCGTAGATTAGCACAAAACAATCCGTGTATCGAGTTTTTCGTTTTGAGGGCAGTCGAAGGGATCACATATCGAGAAGACCCCTGGCGGACCAGATCGTTTTGTAAGAGGTGATAAATAACGCCGCCATTGCCCCCAGGTTGAACGATCAGGGTGTGGCGCGATAGAGTGTATGGCTAAAACGAAATTGGCGAAATAGGAGGGGTAGATGAAACCAGCCGAAGCGGATTGTTACCGACTCATTCAGCAAATTGCCCTTCAGCAGGACCCGGTATGTTTTATCTGCCAGGATCATGAGTCTCAGGCAGGTCATCACCTGTTCAAGCGGGACAGGTTGGCAACTGCTTTTCTATCTGAAGCCGTGAGAGGCGTGTGTAATGATTGTCATCGATGGGCGGAAAACAACCCTGCGCTGGAAAGGACTTTCATGGTTGAGGCCATGGGACCGAGATATTTTGAGTTGGAGCGGTTATCATGGCAGGTGGTAAGGCATTTTGATTTTGTGGGGATGCGGAAGGAACTGAGGGAGAAACTAATTTATGAGGAGTGATAATATGGGAAAACATTTACGGTATTGCTTAATGACGGCAGGGTTGTATTGCAACATAAACAAACATCCTCAAGTCGTAATGAGGGAACTGGGGATAAAGTATCAGCACGCAACGCCGCAAAGCCTGGGCGACCAATGGTGGTTCTGGAACTGTGAAAATGTACCATCTGAATTACCAAAGTTCCTGTCACCCCTGGACATTAATCCAATAGATTGTGTCGGATACGGGCTGAGTGCAGGAGACGCAAAGTCAATACGAGATTATATACCATAGGACAACGACCCGGCTATGAGGAGGTAGGATGAGTCACTTTGATTTCTTGGGTCGTCCGCCCCTGATCCCATTGACGCGGGATGAGGCGGACGCGTAGCGGATCGGCTTGAGCGATCTTGTTATATTTTTTTTGTTCTTTGAAAATTGAATAATGCTTGACTAAAGGCGGGGTTTGCGGCCCCGCCGGGGGAAATTCTAGTGCGCCTTTAGGCCATCGAACCATATATGTCGTACCCCGCCTAGTGATAGTGTCCTGTTCTCGGTGGTCGCCTGCTCGTGGATCGCCGCCCCAACCTCATTACCGGCCACCGTCACGACGATACAAGGGGTGAGGTTTTGTCCGCGATATGCTCTCCCTGCTATCACGGATACGATCCCGGCCCCGATGGGTAGCGTCACTTTTTCTGACACGTATTTATCCATCACCCTGTCGGCAGCAGACGGAGATACGGGCGAGCCATCAAACATCCCAGACCCATACTCCCCGATGTAATACGCTGGCCACGGTATATGTACCCGTAGGACGCCATTACCTGGTATCATTTTTTCGGTGACTGAATATTTTTCCGATCCATCAATGACCATTGTCTTCGGGCGTCCGCCAGACTGACCATTTTCCCGACTGGCATCGGCCTGCGCTTCCGTGTTTTTGCTGCGTCCGAGTCTCCCTAATGCGACTGCGTTTTGATTTTTCATTTTGTTTCCTCCTGTGTGATTGTTGATGATAATATAATCTGAGCGCTTAGGTTTTGTCAAGTATTATTTTAAAGAAATGTAAAATAATTTATTTATGAATAAAATCAAGCAATTGGAGGCCCAATGAAAGAAGAAAAACGAATAATTGTACCGGACGGATTTTTTGTTGTGACAAAACCACAGCGAAAAAAAGAGTCCCTGGATAGTTGGAAATCTCATTTCCGCAAACAGGGCGTCAAGGTGAGGACCATTCAGAACGCAAGGGGAGAATTTCTGTTATGCAGGGAAGGGGTGGAGGCGCATGGTTGATGACGTTGTAGAGCGAGCGGTCCCGCATTGGGACGCGATAGCGAGGGCCTTGGGGTACAACAAGAGAACGGTTTACCGACTGAAACCGGAATTACAGGCTGCAGGAGTAATATTTTACCGGAAGGTTGGACGCCCTCCGCGTCGCATTGTATTTCATTTCCCGTCACGGTTAAGGACCTGGGCCGGGATAAAGGGAGCAAGGAATGAATTATTTTAAAAAAGATTTTTTTGTCACTTCTGAGTGACAGTCGCAGAATGTCACTCTTTGAATGTAGTCCGTGATTGGTGGTTTGGCAGGAATAAGGATAGTTTGATACTATCCCACCATGCCAGTTACAGCCGAGGAATTAAACAGAGCGTGCGGTACTACGGAGTTTATGGGCTATCTCCAAAAAGAGGGGATAACCGCCCCTTTTCTCGCAAAGCAGCTTAAACGGGAAATGCGGGCAAAAGAAACAAAAATCATCAAAGTAAAGCGCAACGCACAGGCCGACGAGGTAGTGAGACAAATCACCGAGTCAGTCGGTGCAAAACAGAAAGCATCCAAAGTTCGAATAATCCACGAAACAACAGAAGAGCAGGTCATCGCCATCGATGTAGTTAATTGGTCGGTACGTCAGACTGCCCGGATGGACGCCCATAAGCTGCGGGGGGATTATGCTCCGCAAAAACTCGAAATCGATTTACCTAAACCATTAGTCATCCTGGAGGATACGAGTGGTGGGAAGCGAGCAACAGACTGAGTTAAAGTTTGACCGGGACATTGCAAAATTCACAGACCGGCAGCTTGAGGTTTGTAATGCGCTAGACCAGCACTTTAAATACATCCTCTATGGAGGCGCTCTCGGGGGCGGGAAATCCTATCTTCTGCGGTGGATAGCCGTAAGGATTTTGATGCGGATATTCAAAACATATGGGCTAACACAAACCCCCGTCATGCTCTCGTGTGAAGACTATCCGACGCTCAAAGACAGGCAAATATCAAAGATCATCCGGGAGTTTCCGGCCTGGCTGGGTAAGTATCACGACGATCATAAAGCGTATGGCAAATCGTTTGTCTTGAATCCAGAGTACGGGTCCGGGATCATATGCCTGAGAAATCTGGATGACCCGTCAAAATATCAGTCTGCAGAATTCGCGGCCATCCTCGTTGACGAACTCACAAAGAATCCTATCGAGACATTCACGGACCTGAGAATGCGTTTGCGTTGGCCAGGCGTACCCGATGAGGAATGCCCCTTCATCGGGGGGACGAACCCAGGTGGCATAGGTCATAACTACTGCAAGGCGTATTGGATTTCAAAGATTTATCCTCCCGAATTCTGTTCGCCCATTGATTATCGCAAACTATTCAGGTTCATCCCGTCAAAAGCCGAGGACAACCCGCACCTGGACCAGAACTATTGGAATATGCTGCATACCCTGCCGGAGCAGTTACGCAAGGCATTTCGTGATGGATCATGGGATGTCTACCAGGGGCAGGCGTTCTCATTCCTGCGGGAGTACCACGTCACCAAACCGCTGAGGATTCCGAGAGAGGCGCAAATATATTCGACGTTTGATTGGGGTTTTGGAGCGCCATTCTCATGGGGCTGGTGGTGGGTTGACAATGACGGACGCGGCTATCGGTTTTCAGAGTTTTATGGATGGACGGGTACGCCAAACCAGGGTCTCAGGTGGGAAGATCAGCGAATCGCAACCGAGATAAAACGGCGTGAAGCAGAACTATCGCAACGGTACGACATCAGTTTTGCAAACTGTATCCGCAAAGCCGGACCAGATTGTTTTCAAAAGAAGCCCGACTACAAAGGCGGCGGGCAAGGACCAAGCACATCCGAAACTTTTTCGAGAGAGGGAATATATCTGACCCCCGGAGATCCGTCACGGGCATTGAAAATCAGGCAGTTCAGAGAAAGGCTCCGTGTTCCCGTCGATCAAAACGGTGTACAGACCGGGCTCCCGATGCTGATGGTTTACGACGAGTGCGAGAATTTTATCCGTACCATACCGGATATACCGACACATCCGACACACATCGAGGACGTAGACGATAAAAGTGAAGATCATATCTACGATGAGGCGTGCCACTTTGTTATGGCGCGGCCCCTTGCTTTGATGATTGCGCCCAAACCAAAACTTATGAGTGACGCCCGGATTGATTTCATTGAGAAAAACGAGGGCCTTATTGATCCCATCGAAAAGGCCCTGATCGAAAACCAGCGGCAAGAGGACATTTTCTGGAACGGGTTTGATCAACCACAAAATACAGGGAGGACGTATTCGGATGCAGATGGAAGATAGAGATTTGGTCGTAAAGGTTATGATGCTGGTTGGGGCCGGACTTTTGATCGGCAAGGGTAAGATTGGCGGAGGGGTGCTTTTCAATCCGCGGATCATCGGCACGCTGGACGAGACGAAAAAGAAAGTAATGCTCCCCTTGGCCGGGCTACCTGATAAATTCTACCACGATGTCAAAGAACGGTATTGGACACCGACAGAACAACCACTCATCGACCTTTATGAAGAGTCCGTAACGGGGGTGAAGATTGAACGAGCAGAAATTATACCGGTTCAATTCGGTGCGGGGGCGCGGCCATGATGGAAATTGTTATCATCATCCTACCGGTAGGATTATCAATCTGGACGCTGGTATGCGTTTATCTCGGATTCCGCATGGGCCGGCAGTCGATAGATAAACCGCTGGCACCGATCAAAGTGCGACGCGAAGAACCTTTGTTGGAAGAAGACCCGTACTATGTGGCGATGAACGGGAAGCCACAACCAAGAATTCAGACGGTGGAGTAAAATGAAAGTAATCGTCAAATGCCAATATGACCAGGAAGAAATCGCTGTCATCGACACGGACACCCTGAGATATCCCATGGCCGGTTCAATGTTCGAAACACCGGATGCCTTTCATGGCGTTCCCGATCCGTTTGCACCTCATCAGCCGTGGGAAGATTTCCTATGCCCACAAGGGGAGCACAGGCCGGGCATCATCGACAATGAACTCCTAACAGATGTCGGCATCATCGTCCTGCCCAGAGACGGCGGAGGATTCGGGTTTGAGGACATCATCCAGTTCACGACACGCGATTTTAACCGCATGGAGGCCATGGAGGCCATGGAGGCAGAGCGGGGCCGGAAGGTCCGGGAAGAGATGGGGCTTCCTGCACTTGATAGCCCTCAATACGATTATCCGACTTGCCCTGAATGCGGCAAGTCGTTTGACAACGACCGAAGTCTCAAGGGCCACATAGGCGGAGCACACAGGAGAGGGAAGCGATGAGTGAGGAATACTTTGTAGAATTTACACTGATGGACGACAGGAAACTACATCTTCGCATGAGGGAAATTCAGGGGTTTGCAGAACCACCGTGGGATTCTGCATCGGGTATAGTTGTAATAGCGTTGTCAGAACATTTCATGTGTAAGGAAAAGTATGCCGATTTTAAAGAAACGATTATGGTGCCCATTAAGGCTAATGGGGAGACGTAAATATGGCCGACAAACCTAAATCATACGAATTGCTTCCGCCGACCGGATCAAAGGATGTCGGAAAGAAAGGCTTTGG